TTTGGCATTTGTTTACCTACCTTTCTGAAGGAGTTCCTTTTTCTTTCACTATCCAATGGACAGGAATCTGAAAAATGGGCGGTAACTTTTTTCTGTGAAATATAAGTTCCTTTTCCCTTCACTATCCAATGGACAGGAATCTGAAAAATGGGCGGTAACTTTTTTCATGAATATATAAGTTCCTTTTCCCTTCACTATCCAATGGACAAGAATCTGAAAAATGGGCAGTAACTTTTTTCTGTGAAATATAAGTTCCTTTTCCCTTCGCATTCTAACGGACAAAGAATCCCCTATCGGACGGTATGTTTTTTGAAAAAATGTGGAGTTGTATTTTGCACTAATAAGGAAGAAATAGCATCAAAGAAAAAAATTAATAAAAAATCCCGCCCATTACACGAAACCATGTCCATTGGATATTGAAGGGAAGGATGCATCCTTCCTACCATTTAACGAAAGGAGACGGTTCTTATGGGAGTAGATTACAGAAACCCGGAAGGCTATGTTGATCCTGTGCCATACCAGGCAATCTCTAATATGAATAAAGAACAGAAAAGATACAGGCCTATGGTGTATATCTGTTCGGCATATAGAGGTGATGTGGAAGGTAATGTGCAGAAAGCAAGGGCTTATTGCAGATATGCCGTAGACATAGGTGCCATTCCGATAGCACCACATTTATTATTTCCTCAGTTTATGGAAGAAGAATCAGAGCGTGATCTTGCTATGTTCATGGACATTGTGGTTCTTTCCAAGTGCAGGGAGTTGTGGGTGTTCGGTGAGCCGACAGCCGGGATGTTAAACGAGATAGCTTATGCAGAGCGTAAGCAGATGACAATTAAATACTTTGATGAAGATATGAAGGAGGACTTATAAGTGCAGACAACATTATGTTGTGCGACCTGTGTTGGTAAGGCAGCTAACTGCATTTATCCCAATAAGGTTGTCGTGGATAATGCAGTAGATATGGAATCAGCTGTGGCATTTGACCATGTGTGTGCTGCATACACAGGCAATCGCAGGAGCAGCAGTAACTTTATTGAATCAGATGTAATTCCTATGGATATTGACAATGACCACAGTGAGGATTCTGCAGACTGGATTACGGAAGATACGATGGAAGAACTTTTTGGAGATGTGGATTATGTGTTGGTTCCAAGCAGACATCATATGCTTGCAAAAGATGGAAAGTCAGAGCGTCCAAGATATCACGCTTATTTTCCTATTGAGAAATGTACGGATTCAGCACAGTACACTGCAATGAAAACGGCAATTCAGAAAGCCTATCCGTTTTTTGATGGCAATGCACTTGATGCTGCGAGATTTTTATTCGGTACAACGACAGGTGAGATTATCTGGCATGAAGGCTGGATGAGCATTACGGATATTCTTGATAATGAAGATACAGAGCCTGCACCGGATGGTGGAGATTTCAATGATGGGTTTGTCGGTGGTTCTATTACAGAGGGCAGCCGTAATAAGACATTATCCCTTTTTGCCGGAAGAATTCTGAAGAGATATGGAGAGTGCGATAAAGCACATGAAGTATTTCTGGAGCAGGCAGCAAAGTGCGCTCCGCCTCTTGAGGATACGGAACTTTCCACGATTTGGTTCTCAGCGCTTAAGTTCTTTAGAAATAAGATTAGTGGCAACAGCGGATATGTTCCACCAGACCAGTACAATAATGATTTCGGTGGAGAGCCGGGTTCATTAAAGCCGGAGGACTACTCAGATGTCGGACAGGCAAAGATACTGTCAGCCACATATGGAGATGAACTGAAACACACATCAGCAACGGATTATATTCGATATGACGGGGAAGTATGGGTGGAAGATAAGCAGATGGCTGTAGGAGCCTGTGTAGAGTTCCTCGACTTACAGTTGCAGGATGCAAATGATTATATGGAATCAGCCAAGAAAGCACTCATCAAAGCAGGATACCCGGAAGAATCCGTAAACCAGGGTTCAAAGGTTCTTGCTAAGGCTTGTGATATCAAGCCGGATGACCTTCCAATATTTTATATGCTTATCGGAGCGGAAAAGTATCTTGCATTCACGATGAAACGCAGGGATTACAAGTACATTACTTCGGCACTGAATGTGGCAAAGTCCATGCTTGGCATTAAGGTATCAGACCTTGATAAGAATCCGAATCTGCTGAATACACCATATGCAACTTACAATCTGGAACTTGGCATGGCAGGAGAACAGCCACATGACCCATTTGACCTTATTACAAAGATTACGGAATGCTCTCCGGGAGATGAAGGTATGGATATCTGGCTTGAGGCACTTGATACATTCTTCTGTGGTGATGCAGAACTTATTGAATATGTACAGAAGGTTATCGGACTGGCTGCCATCGGCAAGGTGTATGAGGAATTCATCATTATTGCTTATGGTGATGGTGCTAATGGAAAGAGTACATTCTGGAATACAGTAGCAAGAGTTCTTGGAACTTATGCAGGAAAGATTTCATCGGATATTCTCACGATGGGGAACAAGGTAAATGCGCAGCCGGAAATGGCAGAGCTGAAAGGCAGGCGCCTCATTATTGCATCCGAGATGCAGGAAGGTGTGAGACTTAATACAGCAATGGTTAAGCAGCTATGTTCCACTGATGAGATACAGGCTTGCAAGAAATACAAGGATCCATTCCATTTCGTGCCATCCCATCAAGTGGTTCTTTATACAAATCATCTGCCGAAGGTTGGTGCGAATGATGATGGTATCTGGAGAAGATTAAAGGTTATTCCTTTTAATGCCAAGATTAAGGGCAATTCCGATATTAAGAACTATGCGGATTACCTTTATGAGAAAGCAGCACCTGCCATCATGAAGTGGATTATCGAGGGAGCAGAGAAGGTAAGTAAAACAGACCACAAGGTTGATGATCCGAAGTGTGTGAAAGATGCTGTGGCAGCTTATCGTGAGGACAATGACTGGCTTGGACATTTTCTTGCAGACTGCTGTGACATCGGCAGTGGACTTACAGAGAAGTCTGGGGAGTTCTATCAGCAGTATCGTGCTTACTGTATTCAGAGCGGTGAGTATACAAGAAGTACCACAGATTTTTACTCCGCTGTGGAGAAGGCAGGATTTGTCAGAAAGAAAGGAACGAAAGGTACTCTGGTCTATGGACTCAGTTTGAAGTCTGGACAGGATTTTGTGTAAATAACTGCCACGACTGTCATGACGGTCATTTCAGAAACTTTTTTCAAATTGCTTAATTTCTTAAAAACCTTGATTTTAAGCCATTTATGACGGTCATGATACTCATTTCTTAAAAGTGCCTTATATAGAAAAATATGATTAAAAATAGCCTATAGAGAGGTTTGAGAAAAGAGTGTCATGACCGTCATAGTTTCAAATTTTGATGGGAGGTTCGTGGATGAGAGAAAAAACCATTGAACAGAAATTAGTGAGTGAAGTAAAAAAGCGTGGTGGCATCTGTCCTAAGTGGGTCTGCCCATTCTTTGATGGGATGCCTGACCGATTGGTATTTTTACCGGGTCGGCATTTTGGGATGGTGGAGGTTAAAGCACCAGGAGAGAAACTGAGACCTTTGCAGGTGTCCAGACACAGATTGTTACAGAGATTAGGCTTTAAGGTGTATGTCCTTGATGCCTTGGAAGATATAGGAGGTATCCTTGATGAGATTCAAACCACATAGTTATCAACAGCATACAATCAACTTTATAACCCATAATCCCATAGCAGCCATATTACTAGATATGGGAATGGGCAAGACAGCTATTACGTTGATGGCAATTCAGTATCTGATGTATGAGTCGTTTGATGTCAGCAGGGTTCTTGTTATCTGCCCCCTGCGTGTCACGAGAACATGGGGAGATGAGATACAGAAATGGGAACAGCTGTCGGGACTTCGTTATTCGGTTGTGACAGGAACAGCCACGCTGAGGAAGAAGGCACTGGCAGCAGATGCAGACATTTATATCATTAACCGAGAAAATGTACCGTGGCTTGTAGATAAAAGCGGTGTTCCATTTAACTTTGATATGGTTGTGATCGATGAATTATCATCCTTCAAAAACCATCAGACAGCAAGGCACAAAGCACTTATGAAGGTTCGTCCATTCATAGAAAGAATCGTAGGGCTTACTGGAACACCTGCAAGTCAGGGACTCATGGATCTGTTTGCAGAATTCAAAGTACTTGATATGGGAGCAAGGCTTGGAAGATTTATTGGCCAGTATAGGATGAATTATTTCAGACCTGAGAAGGTCAATGGAAATATCGTGTATTCCTATAAACTTCTGCCGGGAGCAGAGGAGAAGATTTATGAGAAGATACAGGACATCACGATTTCCATGAAAGCAGTGGACTTCTTAGATATGCCGGAACTCATAAATACAGAATATCCCGTGTATCTGGATGGGAGTGAACTTCAAAAGTATGAAGGGCTCAAAAAGGATTTAATCCTTTCCACCCCGGAGCATGAAGTAACCGCTGCCAATGCAGCGTCCCTTGTGAACAAGCTGTCACAGATGGCGAACGGAGCGGTTTATACAGATGATGAAGATATCATCACATTTCATGATAAAAAACTGGATGCATTAGAGGACATCATCGAATCAGCTAACGGGAAAACACTTCTTGTGGCATATTGGTTCAAGCATGATTATACAAGAATCGTGGAAAGGCTTAATAAAATTGGTGTGAATCATATGAAGATAGATTCCGATGAGAGCATCACCAAATGGAATAACAGGGAGATACTTGTTGCACTGATTCATCCTGCATCAGCCGGACATGGACTTAACCTTCAGCAGGGTGGAAACACGATGGTGTGGTTTGGAATCACATGGTCACTTGAATTATATCAGCAGTGTGTCTGCCGGTTGTATCGGCAGGGCCAGACAGAAGGAACAGTCACCATAATCCATCTTATAACACAGGGAACTGTTGATGAGAAAATCATGAAAGCATTATCGGAAAAGGATAATACACAGTCAGCTTTAATCGAAGCTGTCAAAGCGGAAATATAGAAAATCATAGCCAACCAGAAGTCAATCATGGCCAATCCGAGGGAATAAAAAATTATTTCGGAGGTAAAAACCTATGAGTGCAGGAAACTTAAGCCCATATGAGGCATTAGGAAATGCTGTGGTTCTACAGGCAGTAAAAGACTATAGGGATGCAGTGCATAAGTTATCCCGTGGTAAAAGGAACAGGATTGCCGAATCCATGAAACAGGAATGCGAGAGATTTTTTAAATCCCCATATTTCAATATATTCACACAGCTTGATGGAAAAACACTTCTATCACGGCTTGAAAAGGAGGGGTCTGCATGACAGTAAAAGAATATTTGGGACAGGCTTATCTGTTGGATAACAGAATCAATTCGGATTCAAAGGAACTGGAAGAACTCCGTCTTATGTCACAGACAATTTCCAGTCCGGGATTTGAAGAGCATTATAATGAAAGCCGAAATACCGATGCACCTTACATTCATACATTAGAAAAAATCTTCGATATGGAATCCAGGATTCTGAAGGAGATGAATCTGCTGATGGCATTGAAACGGCAGATAAGGGATGTAATCAGTAAAGTGGAAAAGCCAGAGCATCAGATGATTATGAGATACCGTTATATCCACAACTACTCATGGTCAAAGATTAGTGAAAAGCTTTCTGCCGATATCACTACGGTTCAGAGATGGCATAATAAAGCGATTGCAAAAATAAAACTTCCAGAAAATGCGATAGATTTAAAAGTTGCCATTGTTTGCCATAAGATGCCATAGTCCAGTTTGTGATATTGTATAATCAGCAAAAATGATAAAGATGCTAACAGGCATGAGCCTTCATGGTGGAATCCCTACTGTGGGGGCTTTTCTTATGCCTGCAATGAAGGAGGTGCTGTAATGCCAAGAAAAGCAAAGCATCCGTGCCGCCACCCCGGCTGTCCAAAGCTGACAGAGGGAAGGTTCTGTGAGGAACACCAGAAGGAAGAGAACAGGCGTTACGAGAAGTACAATCGTAATCCCGCTACGAGGAGGCGATATGGAAGAGCGTGGAAACGCATCCGTGACAGCTATGTTAAAAGTCATCCTCTCTGTGAACAGTGCTTTGAAAAGGGAGTGTTTGTTCCAGTGGAAGAGGTTCACCACAAGATTCCTTTGTCGGAAGGTGGTACACATGACAGGAGCAATCTTATAAGCCTGTGCAAATCATGTCACGCAAGGATTCATGCAGAGCGTGGAGATAGGTGGAATAAAAAATGAGACTGCTGTTATGCAGTCTCAAAATGGAACGGGTAGGGGTCGAACCTACACAGCGCTTGGAAAGTGCTTGACAAGATCCCCAGCAGTTTGGACCGCTCCGCGCGCCGCTTCCAACCAATTTGCTGTTTGTCATATCGTTATCCTCCATTGATTGTTTTAGATTAAAAAATGAAATAATTGTCTGCAAAAAATTGAGATAGAGCGATAAGTCAACGCCAAGGACACCAGCTATAAAAGCTGTGGCAAACACAAACCCAACTAACTCGGCTCATTTATTGTAACATAATTACTATATTTTTACAATCTGGTAGGGGCGGGTCAAATCTCTGTGGGCAAAGCTACAGGGCAACGGTGCCGCCCCTTCGTGCGGAAAAACAGCGTTTTCAAACGGGGTATTAAACCCGTAATCGTTAAATTTTATAGGAAGGTGTGGATTCATGGCAAGAGACGGAACTGCAAGAGGTGGTCCCCGTGCAGGGAGTGGGCGAAAGTCCAAAGCCCTGACGGAGAAAATAGGGTCAGGAAATCCCGGTGGGAGAAAACTCAAGGTAATGGAACTGCCGGGTACCCCAGAATTAAAGGGAGAGGATGTTCCGGCTCCAAAGGACTACCTTAGTGCAAAGCAGAAAAACGGAAGTGACCTCGGTGCGGATGAAGTGTTTAAGGAAATATGGCTCTGGCTGAAGGAACGTGGGTGTGAAAAATTAATCAGCACTCAGCTTATTGAGCAGTATGCAATGAGCGTGGCAAGATGGCTGCAGTGCGAACAGGCAATATCCGATTATGGATTCCTTGCAAAGCATCCAACCACGGGAGCCGCCTGTGCATCTCCATATGTGGCTATGTCACAGCAGTATATGAAACAGGTCAATCAGGTATGGTTTCAGATATTCCAGATTGTGAAGGAGAACTGCTCGGTTGAATTCCAAGGTACTCCGCAGGATGACATGATGGAGAGATTATTACGAAGCCGGAAAGGATAAGAAATATGCAGAATGAGGTGGGAAGGAGGAAAGCCGATGGGGAAACATACAACGGAAATGAAAATGGTGCCAACTTTAAAACTGATACCATATGTAAATAATGCAAGAACCCATTCACAGGAACAGGTCAACAAACTCCGTGGTTCGCTCCGTGAGTTCGGTTTCATTAATCCTGTTATCATTGATTCTGATTTTAATGTAATAGCCGGACACGGCAGACTGATGGCTGCGAAGGAAGAGGGCATCGAGGAAGTTCCATGTGTATTGGTGGATTACTTAACCGAGGCACAGAAGAAAGCCTACATCCTTGCAGATAACCGATATGCACAGGATGCAGGCTGGGATGAAGAAATGCTGAAACTTGAAATTGAGGCACTGGAGGGGATGGACTTTGATGTATCTCTTACAGGCTTTGATGATCAGGAGATTGCAGACCTGCTTGCCGGAGATGCGGGAGATGCAAAAGAGGATGACTTCGATGTGGAAGAGGAACTGCAAAACCCATGCTTTTCCAAACCGGGTGATATCTGGCACATCGGAAAGCACAGGGTTATCTGTGGGGATTCCACTATGCCGGAAGTTTATGAAAGGCTGATGGAGGGGAATAAGGCAAATCTTGTCTGCACGGATCCGCCGTACTTTGTGGCACTTGAGAATGCATCCGGCAGGATTGCAAATGATGACCTTGATGACAAACAGGGATACGAGTTCCTTATGAAGGCATTTACTAACTTCCATGAAAGCATGGCCATTGATGCATCCATCTATGTGTTTTATGCAACCATGAAAGCCCGTGTATTTTATGATGCCTACGAGGATGCGGGTTTTAAGGTTGGAGCAGGTCTTATCTGGAAGAAACCAAGGGCTCCGCTTATGCGTACCGATTGGAAGTTCAATATGGAGCCAATCATATGGGGATGGAGAAAAGATGGAAAGCACAAATGGTACGGTGACCAGAAACAGAAATCCGTATTTGAATTTGAAGGTATCAAGAATTCCAAAGAAGATGGTTTCGGACATCCAAGCAGTAAGCCTGTGCCGCTCATTGCATATCTGATTAAGCAGTGTACCCAGGCAAACGGTATTGTGCTTGACGGATTCTTAGGTTCTGCATCCACACTCATGGCGTGTGAACAGATGGACAGAATCTGTTACGGTGTGGAACTGGAGCCGAAGTTTGTGGATGTGGCAGTAAAGCGGTATCTGGAATTTAAGAATAATGACAGCACGGATGTGTATGTCATACGGGATGGAGAGAAGGTTAGCTACGAGGATGCCGTGATAGGATTGGAGGATTCCGATGGAACAACAGAATAATTTTTCAATGACCCTCGGCAGCCTCTTTGACGGTTCCGGGGGTTTTCCATTGGGTGGAGTCCTTGCAGGAATCAAGCCTATATGGGCATCGGAAATTGAGCCGTTCCCAGTAAGAGTCACAACGGTTCGATTTCCCAATATGAAACATTATGGAGATATATCCACATTAAATGGGGCAGAACTTGAGCCGGTGGATATCATAACCTTTGGGAGCCCCTGTCAGGATATGTCCGTGGCGGGGAAGAGAGATGGCTTGGGCGGCAGCCGTTCAAGTCTTTTTTATGAAGCAATCAGAATCATTAAAGAAATGAGGGAGGCTACCAATGGAAAATGTCCAAGATACATCGTCTGGGAAAACGTCCCGGGAGCATTCTCTTCCAATAAGGGAGAGGACTTCAAGGCAGTCCTTACTGAAATCTGCAAAGTCAAAGACGGGCAGGTATTTATACCTAAACCTTCAAAATGGGAAAAAGCAGGACATATCATGGGAGATGGCTTCAGTATCGCATGGAGACTCTTTGATGCTCGGTATTGGGGCGTTCCCCAGAGAAGACAACGTATCTACCTTGTCGCAGATTTTGATGGAGGGGGTGCCGGAAAAATATTATTTGAGTCCGAAGGCTTGTCGGGGTATTCTGCGCCGTGCTTCAAGTCGTGGCAAAGTTCTGCCAACGGTACTTCAGAGAGCATTGGAGAAACAGGCAGTTTTGACAGCTTAATGTTTGAAAACCACTCGCAGGATAGCAGATACACGGGTCCCCTTGATGTGTCTCAGACTATCCTATCCACGTTTGGGACGGGCGGGAACAACCAGCCATTCGTGGTGCAAACTCCAAAGACCTATGATGTGCGCTTTACATCAGAAGGTACGCGGAATGCAAGACAGAATGTGTATGAAACCGACACTTCACGAACCATAGATACGGGCGGCAATTCCCCGGATTCCAATCAGGGTGGCTTTGCCGTGGTGCAGCCGAGGGCATTTGGTGTGTGTGCAAAGAACAGTAACTCCATGAAGTCGGATAATCCGAACAGTGGATTTTATGAGGCCAATACAGCACGAACTCTTGATGCCAATGGCGGCAATCCTTCCTGTAATCAAGGTGGTATTGCCGTGATTGAGGGTAATGGCAGCAGACCATCCCATAAGGGTGAAGGCTATAAGGAATCGGATGTGATGTATACCTTAAATGCTACGGAGCAACACGCTGTAGCATTTGCAGAAGTTCATGCCACTTTATCTGCTAATGATGGTCCCAAGGGACCTTCCAGTCAGATGATGAAGAACCCGGAAGAGAACTTCGTGGGGGAGGTTTCCTATGGGATAGGAAGACCTGCAATCAACCAAGGCTACAATGCCAAGTTCAGCTTTCAGATTGAAGAGGAAGTTGAGCCGACACTTGTGGCATCTGGAGCATCTGGGGTAGCACATCCAAGATTTTCTTCATCAAAGGCATCATTCTTTACTGAGGCAAATGAGGAGTGTGCCAACACACTTGTTGCCACGGATTATAAAGACCCACCGATAATTAATGATGGGGACGAGGTTGATTATATTGTCCGAAGGCTTACTCCAACGGAATGTGCGAGACTGCAGGGATTTCCAGATTGGTGGTGTGATGGTCTTGGTATTCAAGAGCCTGCTGATGAGGACATTGCCAAGTGGAGGGAAATCTTTATCATCCATGCGAAAGCACTCGGAAAAGCTGCCAAACCAAAGTCGGATTCACAGATCCGTAAATGGTTACAGAACCCACAGTCCGATTCCGCTGAATATAAAATGTGGGGAAATGGCGTGGCACTTCCGAATGTTTATTTTGTTCTTTCGGGTATTATGTATTATGCACAATTAAGCAACGAAAATTAGGGGCTGTATTCTACACCCATAAATGCACATAACTGTTGCTTTTACAGGCATTCAGAGTGATATATGTACTTACAAAAATTGAAGGAGGTACATAGCATGGTACTGCATTTTAATGTAACAGGCGAAAGCCGGAAAGCAATGGTAAAGGCAATTGAAACGGAACTCCAGATTAAGGCGAAATACCTTGGAGTTCCATCCTGTGCCTATCAGATTGGAGGGTACAGGGTGGAGCGGGACGGAACATTAACCTATGGGGATATGGTTGATGCAGACCCTTCGCAGCTTGAGGTCAGTTCAAGAATCATTGATGCCTGTGTGACGGTTACAGGAGTTTCCCCGGAAGAATGGGAGAACATCCAGGAAGAAGAAAAAACTGAAACAGAGCCAACACAAGGAGGGGGAATGGGACTTACGGTTACCATTCCGCTTGAGAAGGTAAATATAGGAAACCTTACAAGCCTTCTGGAGGCAAAAGGTAACTTAATAAAAAAAGCATTAGGGATTGAGGACTTGAATTTCACGATTGATGGGGAGAACATTTCATTTCCCTGGTTTGGAGAGGCAGAGCCGGAAGAAGCACTTACCTATAT